ATTCCCCAGCGAGTAGGGTTATTGATAATCCATTCTCAATAGTGCGAAAAGGGCAGAGTGCTAGCACTGCCTGGTTGGTGTTGAGACACGGTCTCAGGTAGTGACGACCATGGTTGGGACACAACCATGAGTGAAGAGACAGAGTGCAGAGAAGGGAAAGAGGCGTGCAGTCAACCGCGCACGCTCGCCACACCCGGCCCTCCCTGTCAACCGTTACCTTGGTAACACTCAACTGGACACAATCTGTACACAAAGTAGACGTAAGTACTTGAAAACACGTTACTTACCGTAAACTTGTCACGTTCACAGCGATTATGCGAGAGGGTGCCTGGGGGGTGTGGTCAACCGTCTTTGAAGTTGACGACCCTCTCATCAACCCGGTGGTCATTTTTCGACCCCTGGTTGTCAGCACAACTCATCGAAAGCCCTTACCCGCGGTGGAGGTTGATTGCGGCCAACCCTGGTTGCTACCGCTGAAGTGGTTGTCGTGTGAAACGCCTTTGAAGAGACTTCGCGCACAACCAACTTCGCCGCTCGCTGCGCTGGAACCGCTTCGCTGTGCGGCTGCGGGCTTCGTCAGCACACCTAATGCCGGGTGCTGTCTTCGTGAGGCACCTCACGATCATACGGAAGCACAACTTTCCCCCTACGGGCGAGCAGGTCAAGTTGAGAATCAATTCTCAATAAGGGCCGAACACAACCCGACTGTATCTCAACACGTTTTTACTACACGCCAACACCAATGAACCCGATTTTACTACATGTGTACACAGAAACGGCTGATTCCAAGGAAAGTCCCTAATTTACAGGAACGATCCAATTTGGCTCAGGAACCAGTTGTCCGAAGCCGCGGAGTGCATCGTCGATGGCCTGCTGCAACCTGCGTTCTTTCAGCGAGAGCTTGTTCTTCTCGGGGTCGAGGTTCATGGCATCCTGCCATTCCTTGACGCAGCCAGCGAGGGCGTCGAGTTCGTCTTCGTGCTTCAATGCCCCTCGTTGCCGGGTGATGCGGGTGAGTTGAAGCTGGAAGTCTTGGTTCTCTGCGACACGGGTGTCCACGACCAAGCGGTGCTGGCCCATCACTGGCGCCAGGGTGTCGATGATTCGTGCTTCCTTCTGGCCGGTGGCGTTGCGGTCTGTGATGGTTGCTGACCACCCCTTTGGGTGCATGGGCGATTTGCCCGCGGTGAGGAAGTGATCTTCCACGACGGGTTCGAGCAAAGTGCGGAACATGCCACGGCCAAAGTTGTCTTCGATGTAGATTTCATCGACGAGGTAGTCGCGAGCAGTCTTGGCAAGCAACGCGAGTGCTTCTGGCCCGTAGCCGCCCGGCAGCCCCAGGAGGGCTTTACACCACAGGATGCCGTTGAGCATGGCGATGATCGCCACGCCGGTCTTGTCTTCACCGCGGCCTGACGGGTCGATCCACATTTTGCACCCTTGGTAGTCCATCCACGCCGGGTCGATCATGGCTGGCCCGTAGAAGCAGTCGGACCCGAACCCGCGCGAGGGGATGTCGAGTTTGGTGCTGCCCACTGCCGACCGCTGGCCCCAAACGACGCTGGTGGGTGCCTTGCGATTGTCAACCGTGGTAACGATCAGGTCTTCCAGCCGGAGGGGGTATTGGTCCCCGTCTGACATCTTGGAGACAAGCTGGTGCTGCAAGGCCCAGTTGCGGCGACCTTCTGACCGACGCTCGGCGATGTTCTTGGCATCGAACCGATGCGGCATGGTTGGCGTGCCGGGCTTGACACCCCTGTCCACCATCTGCTCGATGAGTGGTGCCAGCCCCAGGAAGGTTTCTCCCGGCTCTGGCACGGTGATGGGGTAGGTGCGGAACTGGTAGCCGCGCTCGGCGAGTTTGAGGTACAGGGACTCTTCGTGGTGATAGGTGCCGATGTAGACGATCTCTGGCGGGTCGAGAAGAAGTTCGAGCCCTGTGTCGGTGGGCAACTCGCCGTAGAGCATGTTCTTGAACTCGACGACCGAGTGGTCGAGCTTCTCGCGGGCATCCAGCGTGGTGGTATTACTGCCGGTTTCCACGTCGTCGGGGATGATGGTGTGGGCACGACCACCCGCAAGCTGGCCTTCGATGCCCAGGGCGGTGACGCTGGCCTGACGGTGTGGCGCTGCTGGCCCGACCATGAACATGTCGCGGTTGTCCCACTTGTCCTTCTTGGGCCGGAGATGTTGCAGGAAGGGGACGTACTCGATCCACTCGCGGATGAGTGAGACGGTCTTCTTGGCCTCGGTGTGGCTCTTGCTGGTGATGACCACCTTGCGATTGGGGTCACGGAAGAGTCGGTAGGCAGACAGCCCGCACGTCACCAAGTGGGTCTTGCCCAAGGCGCGGGGTGCCAGTACGCCACGGAACTTGCTGACTCCAACGATCTTGCCATTGGCAAAGACGAGGATGTCTTTCTCGACAGCCCCCATGGGTGCAAACTTGTCGTACCCCCGGTTGGCCCACACCTGGTCCATGAAGAACTGGAAGTCGTTTCGCAGCCGTGAGGCGTACTGAACGAGTTCCCGTTCCTTGGCGACCGGGTTCACTCGTCAGGGTCTCCCGCAAGGTCTTGGGCAGTGAGGTGTCCACCCTCTTGGGCGATGCGGATGGCACGCTCCATGTCAGACTCTTCGGGTGCGGCATCTGAGATTCGGTCGATGAGTTTGGCGGCAGCGTTGATGTCTGCGGCGGTGGGCTTGAGGGTCACAAGCTCGCCAGTCTTCTGATTGAGAACCTCTCGCCCGTTCTCCATGATGTCAGTCAACTGCTTCCACAACGCTCGTTCGAGCCGTGCTTTGTCTTTGAAATCGCTCATAAGTGTTACCAGGGGTTGCTATTTTCGGTCCTCTTCTTGGGCATACGGGACTGGTAGTAATTCAGGATGTTGTCGATCACCGGGAGGTTCTGGCCGGGAATGATCTTGCGGAGGTCGCGCAGGTCGCTTTGTGTGCTGCTGTAGGTGGGGTCGATGGCCGAGCGGAAGAGCCGTGCGTTGACGTTGACAAGTGCATCGAATGTCGGGTTGCCCAAGAGCGGGTCGCTTTCAAGCCCGCTGGACCGGGCGTAACTGAACGGCTTCTTGAACCCCAGACGGTCGGCAACAAAGTCAGTGCCCATCGGAAGGATGCTCGACGCACCACCACGGTTGAAGGCAGCAAGGCCAACCTTTTGGGGATCAAGCATCTCGTCAAGGTACTTCTCGCGGTCAGCGCGGCCGATGCTGCTCATGTAGGTTTGTGCGTAGTAGGCAAGGCCACCCATCACACAGGGAAGAATGAACTCCATCCACGCTTGGAAGTCCTTGCCGCGACTGGCAATAAGGATCTGTCCATTCTGCAAGAACTGCTTCTCGTATGCCTGGATTGCGAAGCTGCGGAACTGGGTCAGCACCTTGCCGGTGTCGCTGGTCATCCACTCTGAGTAGAGGGCGATGTTGTTCTGCTGGACCGCCTTGCGTGACCACTTGTCGTTGGCGACGATGAACTTGCTGGCAACGTCCTTATCCCACTTGTGGATGTTCAACTCCTTCACGCGGATGCCCAGTGGCCCGGTTTCCGTGGTGGAATGCTGGCGGATGTTGTCGATGATCTTCTGCCCCCACACCTCGTCAAGCCCTTGGGATTTGAGGCGAGCCAAGCTGGGCAGAGTCTTCATGTTGGCCCAAGTGTTGATGGCCGTCATGCCCGCCCACATTTGCTGGACGTTCTGGATGTAGGTCATGCCCGAGATATTGGAGAGCCAGTACTGGGCCTTATTCAGTTGTCGCGCGGCCTGCGAGTAGTTGAGGAACTGGTCGCCTGCCTCGCGGAAGTCGAATCGCTTGACAGGATGGTTGACGAGTGGCTCAGTGCCGAGAGCCCAGATTGCCTGAATCTCCTGTGCCGTGCGAGTCTCGAACTTGCCATTGAAGATGTTCTTGGCGATGTCCTTCATCGCTGGCATGTTGTTGATGGCTGCCTGAACACCCTTGTTGGCGACGACCATTGCTGACTCGGAAGCCTGGGCGTAGGCAAACTTTCCTGCTCGCGCGAGGTAGTTCACGCCACGAATGGCGATGGCCGCTTTGGTCCAGTATGTCGGTGCCGCGGTGCGATGGCCGAGAATCGAGTTGGAGATGGCCTCGATCTTCTTGACCTGATAGCTAAGGGTTTCTGGCGGGACGTTGACGTTCGCGCCATCGCGCTTAGCAAGGTCAACGAGCTTCCCGAGCGAATCAATCTTCTGACCAAAGAACGGCTCTGCGGCCCGGAAGACTTCTTGCATGTGCCCGGCGCCGATGATGTTGCGTGCGTAGACGTGGGCAATGGTCTCTGCGTTGTTGTCCAGCAAGTCCGACACCGAGAGCTTTCCGGCCTTGGTCATAATGCTGGCGTTCTCGTCGATGACCATGCGGCCCTTGGCACGGTTCAAGAGGTCTGCACCCTTGTTGGCATCAAGTTTGAGGGCCGAGATCACGTCCTGAATGTCACTGCGAGCGGATGTGAAGGCAAGGTTCTTGTCAAGGTCCAACCCGTACTGGTGGTCGTTGATGGCATCCAGGAAGTAGTTCATCACCTCTCTGGTGGCAGCACGATTGAGTTCGTTGTTCTTGCCGATGGCTGCTTCCGTCAGGAGATCGACGATGGCTTCGTTGGTATGCAAGTCTCGCATCTTGGCGATCTTGCTGGTGTCCCACACGCGCCAGAGGTAGGTTTCGTCGGGCGGCATCTTGTCGAAGCCCGGCAAGCCGTACTTCACACCAAACTCGCGGAGATCGTTGAAGTGCTTGACGTATTGCTTGCGGGCAGCGTCGATGAGCGGGTCGTCGGAGCGGCCTGCACGGATGGCAATGCCGATCTTGTCGTTGAAGTCGTCCACGAACCTGTCGCGGATCACCTTTTCGCGGAAGCTGAGATTCTCGCGCTTGGCGTACTGATCCCAGATGCCAAGGGTTTCTTTTCTCAGATTGGCGATGGTGGACTTGAACACCCTGTCCGTGGCTTCGCTGGCCGACTGGCTGATACTTGGCTGGGCTCTCAACTTGGCCTCGTCGGTGAAGCCCTGCTTGAACAGGACGCGCTCGCCTGTGACTTCGCCAAGCCAGTTGATGAACCGTGAGGACGACTTCTCCAAGGCGTTGCCCATAGAGATTCGGACGTTGCCCACCGATGGGCCGGGCATCTGGTCGCCCTTGTACTCGCGGCCCGTGAGATCAAATTCACCCGGACCCTTGGGAGTGCCACCCACGCCGGGAGGGGTCTCAACTGGTGGCGGTGGAGTGTTACCGCTGGTTTCACTTTTCTTGGCAGTGGTCTTGGCGGTTGACTTGGCCCCACGAATCTCGTCGGCCTTCTCTGCCCGCTGGCGTGCGATGCGGTGCTTGGCTTCGATGAGTTCCGGTTCGTTCACATAGTCGTCGGCCTGCGCGATGATGTCCTTGCGAAGCTTCTGAATCTCAGGGTCTTTGCCAACCACGAGTTCATCGAAGAGTTTGCCGATGTTGTCCACGCCTCTGACACCTGCCCGGACTGCTCGCAGTGCAAGCTCGTGAACCAGGTCCACCATTTCGGCAAAGAGAATGGTGCCGCCCGTGTCGCGTCCGCGCGGGACACCCGGTGAGTTCTTGCGACGACGGTTGATTTCGTCGATCTTGGAAGTGAGGCGTTCTTCCAGTGTGCGGGGGTC